TACGTTATCAACTGGGAGTCACTGCGCTCGCATTCTCGTCTTTCTGGCTACGGCTCAATTGCACTTGCAAAGTGCCCAGAGTGCGGAGGGCACGATGATAGGGTCTCAGAGAATCGTTGCGAGGTTCACCTGCGTGAACTAAACACAATTAACTTTAAGGCAGTAATCGCCGATGAGATTCACAGATCTAAGGAACCTAAGTCAAAACAAACTCGTGCTCTTTGGGCAGCAACAGGTGATGCTGATATTCGCTTTGCGCTTACAGGTACACCTATCGCTAATAACGTGTTAGACATGTGGTCTATATTGCACTGGTTATCACCAGATGAATGGCCAAGTAAGACACGTTGGATTGACCGCATGATTAACACAATGATGAATGCTTTTGGCGGAATGATGGTTCTAGGTGTAAAGCCTCACATGGAACAAGAGTTCTACGCCGCGATAAATCCACGCATGCGTCGTATGCTTAAGCAGAAGGTTCTTCCTTGGCTACCAGAGATGATGTTTGAGCGCAAGGACGTAGAGATGTCCACTAAGCAAAAGAAAGCTTACGACCAAATGCGTGATCTTATGATTGCTGAGCTCGAGGACGGTGAGTCAGTTACAGCGCCTAGTCCTTTAACACAAACAATAAGGTTGCTGCAGTTTGCAAGTTCTTTCGCTGAGATGAGTGTTGATGAGACAACAGGTGAGAGCAAGGTAACACTTATTGGCCCATCATGCAAGGTTGATGCAGTTATGGATGATATTAAAAACGGTGACTTTGGTGATGACTCAGTTGCAGTATGCGCGGTATCACGCCAACTTATAGATTTACTTAGTGCAGAAATGACTAAGGAAAAAATTCCACATGGTCTCATCACTGGTGCTCAGTCTGAGGATGAACGTCAACAAGCAGTTGATGATTTTCAGGCTGGCAAGATCAAGTGGATACTTTTTACAGCGCAGGCTGGTGGAGTCGGTATTACACTAACTGCGGCGCGTCGTTTAATCATGCTGCAGCGTCCTTGGTCGCTTGTAGATCACAAGCAGGCGCTTGACCGTGTGCACCGCATTGGTTCTGAGATTCATGACTCAATTATGATTACTGATTACGTTACTGAAGGAACTATTGAGGAACGTGTAATTCAAGTCCTTGAAACCAAGGCTGATAACTTTGAGCAAATTGTTCGCGATAAGGCTCAATTGTTATCACTACTTAAAGACGACAAGGCAGGAAAGCTATGAGCGTAGTAGAACCGATACGTATATCAAACTCAGAGATACAAACTTTTAAAGACTGCAGGCGTAAGTGGTGGCTTAGCTACTATCGTCGTCTACGTCCACGCACGGAATCTAAGACTGGAGCTCTTGCTCTCGGTTCGCGTGTGCACCAAGCGCTTGATGACTATTACTCAAAAGGAATACCTCTCCTTGAGGCACACTCTGCGCTTATTGCAAAGGACAAAGCGGAACTAGAAGCTCAGATAAGAGATACGTATGATCTTGACGCTGAGGCTGAACTCGGGCGCATCATGCTTGAAGGCTACCTTGATTGGATTGAAGAAAATGGAATTGACGCTGAGCTAGAGATGATCTCTACAGAAGAAATTATCGAGATGCCGTTATTTGATGGAAAGGTTATCCTTCAAGGCAAGATTGATATGCGTGTTCGTCGTAAGGCTGATGGCGTGCGTATGTTCCGTGACTTTAAGACTGTTGGAGGCTCATTCACAGACTTTGCGGCGATGGCACACATGAACGAGCAGATCCTTACTTACATGATGCTTGAGACCGCGCAGAACAAAGAAGGTGAACGCTCTGAGGGCGGAATCTTTACAATGCTAAAGAAGGTTAAGCGTAGTGCAAACGCACGTCCGCCGTTCTATGAGCAGATGGAAGTTCGACACAATGTTTTTGCGTTACGTAACTTTTGGCAACGTATTCACGGCACATTATCTGATATGCTAAATGTGCGCCAAGCTTTAGATGATGGGTCATCTCATCAACTAGTTGCCTACCCACGACCAAGTCGTGATTGCAAATGGAAATGTCAATTTTTCGCTATATGCCCAATGTTCGATGACGGAAGCGCCGCCGAACAAGCACTTAGCGAGGCATACGTATCATCCGATCCGTATGGGTATTACCACATCGAAGAGAAGAAAGGAAGTGAGTGACGTATGTCAAATGAAGTACAACGTTCGCTGACTATCATGGTGTACGGTGAGTCAAAGGTTGGTAAATCCACCTTTGCCGTAACTGCACCCTATCCTCGTCTCATGCTTGACGTTGAAGGTGGGCATAGATTCCTACCGATTAACATAAAGTACTGGGACCCTCTGCGCGAAGAACCACCAGTCGCAGATGGCACATGGGACACTGTCGTAGTAAATGTTCGTGACTACGACGTTGTTATCAAAACATTCCAGTGGCTACAAACTGGAAAGCATCAGTTCAAATCTCTTATCATTGATTCTATCTCTGAACTTCAAGTGAAGTGCATGGATTCAATTGCAGGTACAGAGCAGATGAAGATGCAACAGTGGGGCGAGTTGCTTCGTCACATGGGTGCGCTTTTGCGTGACCTACGTGACCTTACAATGCACCCAACGCAACCGTTAGAAGCTGTTGTGCTTACTGCTATGGCGCGGCCAGGACAGGACGGGCGTATGCGTCCGTACCTACAGGGTCAACTTGCTATTCAGGCACCATACTTTTACGACATTCTTGGCGCAATCAACGTCGAGACTTTTCCTAACCCGGATCCACTACAAGCTCCGTATAAAGTTCGCCGTATGTACGTCGAACGAACAGACGAGTTTGAAGCCGGTGAGCGTGTTCAAGGACGCCTTGGTAAAATTGTTGAACAACAAGACCTTGGTATTGAGCGTATGTTAGACATGATTTTTGGCGAAAAGACAGAAGCCAAAGCAAAGAAAGCCGCGTCCTAACCAAATTGGTTAGCGCACTATTGAAAGGATAACCGTGAGTTCACTCAACTGGGGCGACCTTGTAAAGGACGCTGGAGATGTCGGTGGTGGTAATTTTGAGCCGCTTCCCGATGGAGACTACGATTTAATCGTAATAGAAGCAACTGCAAAGGTTGCACAATCTGGTAAGACAATGTTTGCGATAACAGCGCAGGTTACAGGTGGCGCGCACGCTAAGCGTCGTGTTTGGGATAACCTTGTTGTTACACCAGACAGTCCTGCAGCGCTCGGAATGTTCTTCCGCAAGATGGCAGCTCTAGGCCTTGGCCGCGAGTACTTTGCAACTTCACCAAGCAACGCTGCTATTGAGGCAGCATTGCAAAATCGTACCTTCCGCGCGCAGATTGGTTCCCGCACGTGGAACGGCTCTAAGAAGAACGAAATCAAGATGTACTACACTGCAACAGCATCAGCTGCTGCACCTGTAGCGGCAGCTGCGCCAGCACCTGCCCCTGCACCAGCGCCTGCCGCTGCGCCTGCTCCTGCACCAGCGCCTGCCGCTGCTGCTGCATCAGTTCCAGCGCCTGCTGCACCACCTGCTGCACCGTTCTAATAGCAATTGTCTGGTATCATTACCCACGCGCATGCGTGGGTAATGATCCAGCAATTATTTAAGGAGTAGTATGAAAATCTTAATGACTGGTTTTACTGCATTACAGATTAACACAGAACGACGCACAATTCAAAAGATTGATGTGCCTGCGTTAATTGTAAAGGCATTAACAGATTTAGGTCATGAAGTTGACTGGCGCAAGGTAACGCCTGGCGAGGATTTGTCCTCATACGATGTTGCTTGGGTTAACCTTGCTCCGTTGAACTCGCTAAATGGACGACAAGGCGCTATGGGCGCACTTTACACTTTATCCTCGGGATTGCCTGCGGTTGGATTTTTTGATGATTGGCAGTTTAATACTGTGTTCAATGGCGCTCGCGCTATGATGAAAAAGCCTGCTATGCTTTACAAACATCTGCTTGTTGGAACAGAGCATCGCGGTGAAGAAGGCGCAACGTACTTTAGTCGTGCAGACATCGAGGCTGCATTAGAGCGTGTTCGCGTATTAGATCCAGTTGCGGCGAAGAAGTGTTAC